GGTCGATGGCTCGGGCCGTAATCCGGTTCGCATCCAGCTCGCTGAGCGTGATCGCCTCCGGCTCACTCGGTAGGGCCCAGAAGAACTGCCTCAGCTTCTTCTCGGCCAGCTCAGGATCGGTGGTGCGTGGCGCTTCCCACTCCTCCTCGGCCACCGTCCCGATGCTCACCAGCAGGTTGTTGGCGGCGGTGAAGCGGAAGCCCAGCGTGTGCGTGCCCGGCAGCGGGCCTTGGATCGTGCCATCATCGCTGATGCTCTGGCCCCGGTGCAGGAGCTTGGCCTGGCGGTTGGCCTCGATACGCTGGGATTCACTCCAGGCTGCACCACAGCCGGGGCAGACCAGCATCGCCTTCTGCCCGGCCTCCACCACGCTGGCAGCCTCCTGCCAGCCGACCAGGTGCTGCCGGTCGGGCGTGATCCACTGGCGGCAGTGGGGGCAAGGCAGGACGATCCGGCTATCCGTCCCGGCCTTCAGCTCCCGCCAAGTCCTGCCCTGCTCGGTGCTGACCGTGCATTCCATGTAAATGCGCGCCCGCTCGCCGAAAGCATTGGTCCGGGCCTGGAGTTGACTGATCTTGTCGGCCTCGCGGGAGCGGCCTCCGGCCTCGTCCATCCCGTCCGTTTCCGTGATCACCACCACCCGGCTGGTGAATCCCGCCCGGCTCTTGTCCGACCCGCCGCCCGACATGAACTTGAGCGTGGCTCCGTTGCCAAACTGCAGGGTCTCGACTCGTCCGCCGCGACTGCCTCCGCCCCGGGTGGGCAGCAGTTCACGGTAGCGGCAACGCTCGATCACCGGCAAGAGGTCCTCTCGCCATTTATCGGCGGCCATGTCCATGTCCGGCAGACCGCAGATGACCGTCTCGCCCAACTCGAACAGGTGATACAGCAAGGGAATCACGAAACAGGAGAGAGTTTTTCCCGATTGCGTGGGTCCGGTGGCGACATAGCGGGACCAGCGTCCGGAGTCGACTTCATCGAACCACAATCCAGTGAACGGCTGGCGGCCACAGCGGAAGCGGCGGCCGGCGAAGGGTCCGGCGGGGATGATGATCTCCGCTTCGGCGAACTGGCGCATGGTCCGCAGCCGCCTGGGCCGGGCCTGCTGCAGGAACCAACGCAGGTCATCGGCCGTCGGGTGTCGGCTGCGGGATATTGCCGACAGGGCTGTCGGCTCGGGCTGCATCGTCGGATCGGCAGAGCGTGGCATGGCTTCCTCCCAAGGAATGGTCCATCTCCTGTTGTGCGTCGTCCAAAGCTTCGTGGAGGATCTCCATGGCCGCGGGACCGAACTGCTGCTGCAGGGCATCGCCGGCACTGCGCAGGATGGCGGCGATCCGCCCCAGGGCTTGGCGGACCTGATCTCGCGGCAGAAGCTGCATCTGCCGCTCCAAGCGGTCCAGGCGAGCCAAGGCCGCCCGTTCCTCACGGTAACGCTCCAAGGCAGGGCTATTGCCGGCCCCCTGCATCAGCTCATCCGCTTCCCGCGCCAACTTCAGGGCGTTGTCGGCCAGGAAGTCATGCAGGGCCCTGGCCAAGGCCGGCAGGCTGATGGTGGGCCCGCCAAAGGGCAGGCCATACCTGGTGGCCTGCTCGTTGAGTACTTTGGTCTGTCGCCCGGACATTTGCCGCCAGTGCTTCTGCGGGATGGAGCTGTAATACTGCCAGCGGAGACGCTCCTCTTTCTCCTTCTCATGCCGCTTGAGGGCGGCTCGCTCCTCTGCCGTAAGCTCTTGCCTATCCATGACTTTACGGTAAGCTCGGGCGACCAGGTCCTGGTCGATCCGGCTGGAGGCAGGGGCCTGTGGGACGGGGGCTGGGGTGGTTCGCTTGGCCATTGCTTACTTACTTCCCAGTTTGAAGGCCGTCGCTGTACAGATTGTGGCCCGCTGCGACCCGCGGCTCCCCCCCACCGGCCAGGAAGTACCTAAGGCCGGGGGGTGGGTAGCGGCCTGTTGCCACGCCAGTTCGCGTATGTGGTAAGCCGGCGCGTTGGCGGTGAAGGGTTGGCCCGTTTGGCGGAGCGCGCGGTCTTCTCGCCCTGCGTGCGGCACGTGCGTAATTGCGCTGATCGCAACGTTCCGTAACATCAGGTCGTCTCCCCCTCCGACCTCGGTCACCTCGCCTGGGGTTTTCTCCGGTGTCGGTTTTCGCTTATGACCTGGGCCCGCCACGATCACCGTGCCGTGCTTCGGCTCGCGTTTGTCCCAGCGCACATGGCATGATCGACATAGCCACCGTACGCGCAGCGGCTCGTCATAATCGAAGTGTGCGCCCTCGATGCGACGGTCGGTGGCTCCACATTCCTCGCACTTGTTTGGCCGCACGATGTTTCCGGCCTGGACGTGGTAGTGCAACAGGCTGTGCGCGCTTCGTGCTTTGCGGCAGGTCTTTCGTATGGTCAGTCGCCCCGTTGCCGCTGCCGCGTTCGCACACGCTTTTGAACAAAGGCGACGCTTCAGGTGGTCCACCGGTCCGAAGACCTGTCCGCAGTGGCGACAGAGCAGGAACGTTGGCGCACGCATCATTTGGCTGCACAACGTCGAGCACGCTTTGCGGCCGCTCTTGCCGATGAAGAGGCGATGGCATACGCGACACCTGCGGACGGCAACCCCGTGGCACCGTCTGCACCGCCAAGAGAGCTTGTCCGGTCCCATGGGATAGAAGTCGTTCGTCGGCAATGCTCGCCTGCAACAACAACATCGCTTCATGACGCCTTCTGTGACGACCATTTCGCACCATCGCTTTCTCGCACCGGATCAAGGCCGGAGAACCTGAAGAAACGCTCGCAGATGACATCGACGTACAGCGCGTCGAGTTCCATCAGGTACGCCCGCCGCCCCGTCTGCTCCGCCGCGATCAGAGTGCTGCCGCTGCCGCCGAAGAGGTCCAGCACGTTCTCCCCCGCCAACGAAGAGTACTGCATCGCCCGCGCCGCCAACGCCACCGGCTTCTCCGTTAGGTGAATCATCGACTGCGGGTTGACCTTCTTCACCGACCACAGGTCGGGCACATTGTTCGGCCCGTAGAACTTGTGGCCTGCGCCTTCCTTCCACCCATAGAAACACCATTCATGGGCGCCCATGAAGTCCTTGCGGGTGAGGACCGGGTGCTGCTTGTCCCAGATGATGGCCTGCGAGAAATACAACTCGCGGCGTTTCAGCACCGGCGGATAATTGCCACAGTTGGCGTAGCCGCCCCAGATGTAGAAGGACCTGCCCGGCTCCAGCACGCGCGCGATATTGCCGAACCAGGCGTCGAGCAGCCTGTCGAACTGTTCATCGCTGACAAAGTCGTTGACCAGCGGCCGATCCCTGGGGCGGAGCTGTGTGGTCGTGCCCTTCGCCTTGCTCCTGCCTCGCGCCAGATCGAAACCCTGGTGGTGCTTGAGACCTGGCTCGCCGAAAGATGACAAGCCGGCGGCGATGGCGTTGTTGGACCTCGGCTCGACTTTTACGTTATATGGCGGGTCGGTGTTCACGAGATGGATCGCCGCGCCGTCGAGCAGCCGATCCACGTCCTCCGCTTTGGCACTGTCACCGCACAGCAGACGGTGGTTGCCCAGCACCCACAGGTCGCCGGGCTGCGTCGTCGCCGCGTCCGGCGGCGCAGGAATGTCGTCGGGATCGGTCAAGCCCTCCTGTACGTCGCCGGACATGATGCGGCTGAGTTCCTCCTCGTCGAAGCCAAGCAGACCCAGGTCGAAGTTCATCTCCTGCAGCGACGAGAGCTCGATGGGCAGCAACTCATAGTTCCAGCCGGCGATCTCGTTCGTCGCGTTGTCGGCTATGCGGTAGGCCCTCGCCTGCGCCGGCGTCAGATCCGTGGCCACATGCACCGGCACCTGCTTCAGTCCCAGCTTCAGCGCCGCCTTGTAGCGGGTGTGCCCGACGATGATGACGCCGTCGCCATCCACCACGATCGGCTGGCGGAAGCCAAACTCCTTGATCGACGCGCCCACGGCATCCACCGCCGCATCATTCTGGCGCGGGTTGCCGGGGTAAGGTTTGATCTGGTCGATGGGGCGGATTTCAATCTGCATGGGGATTTCCTTTCACGAAAGAAAGTCGGTCGCTAACGGTGATCGTTCCCACGGCCATCTCCGGCCGAGGATCGCCAGAGAGGAACCATGCCCCCCCGGTCGTCTGCCACACTGGCAGACGCGCCCGTTTGGCCCACGGCGGGCCGATTGCGGGGTTGGGATTGTTGGCCACCTCGCCGCGAACGACGCGACGTGGGCCAACGGGGCGCGAACGTGGCCTACCCGGGCGCTATCGCCAAGGCGGTTAGCCAGGCAGTCTTGCGACTCTGCGAGTCTGGCGAGTGTGTTTCCGGCCCACCCCGTATTTCTATTATTTTTCATTTATGCTTCCCCCTCTTGCGCGAAGGGGGCGGAAAAAGACTCGCGAGAGTCGCAGAGTCGCACATCACCCCGGCCTTCGGCGGCATGAACCCGCCAGACGGCCCCGTTCCGGTGCTGCTCGTGGGGGTTGGTGTCCAACATGAACCCGCCGATGACCCGGCGGCGCGCAGCGCGGAGCTTGTTGCCTACCTGTCGGGCGTTGGGCACTTTGCCCGGCGGACACCCGACGAAGTTCTCGATGGCCGCGCGCATGGCGACGCTGGCCTCGTCGCTCGGCTGGAAATCGCGCCGGTACAGGGTTGCGAGCAGATCGGAAGCGACCAGACCGTTGCCGCCGGCGTCATAGGCCTGCCACGAACGAATAAGCTGGCCGATGGCATCGGAGGTCGTGTCGGAGAATTCCACCAGGCGCGTTCGCGTGCGGCAGGGGTCGGGCAGTCCCGCCCAGACAACGGCCTGGCGGACGATGCTCGACCACCCTTCAAAACTGCCGAAGGATGAGAGGTTCTGTGAGGGTCTCCCGGCGCGGCAGTAGGCCGCGAGGATGGTGATTGCGGCGCTTAGAAGTCTGCCCCGGTTCCGGCGCACCCAATCGAGCAGATCGGGATGCTGGAAATCCTTGCGATCCTCGGGATGCTCTTCGAGTACGTCGAGGCGCACATGGATGATGCGGCGGGTGGTGTCGGCGGCGACGGCGACGTTGTTGCCCGTGCCATACCACGCGGGCATGAGGGGCAGATCCACGAGTTCGCTTTTGCCGAGGATGCGATCCTTCCAGCGGGTGCTGGTCAGTGCCCGGTCCAAGGCGTCGTTGCCGAAGTTGCCTTCGAGGTTGTCGAGCAACACCAGACGGTCGCCGGCGATGGCGATGGACGTGATTTTCTTGCGCATCTCCTCGGATTCGTGGGCGTAGCTGAAGACCGGCATCTCCCGCCCCAACACGATCCGTGCGATCACCTGGACCAGCAGGCCTTTGCCCGCGCCGCGCACGTTGGCGTCGATGAGGAATAAGGGTGAGGGTCCGAGGAAGGCGAACCTCGCCAAGGGTGTCAGTAACGCGGCCAACCACGCGGCCCGGTGGTCATCGCTTTCAAAGCGGAAATCACAGACCACCTCCAGCAGTGTTCCCACCGCAGCCCAGGCATCATCCGCCGTCAGGACATCCGGGATGGTCGGGAACTGTTCCGAGGGTTCGTACAGCACGCCGGTGGTCGCGTCGTAGCCGGGCGTCTGCCAGATCGACCCATCCGGGCGGATGATGGGCGAGTCCGAGACTGCCATCAAATGCCGGATTCCCGGCCATTGGCCCCGGGCGTCCACGGCAGCGACAAGCCAGGTCGTCGGATGTGCCGCGACCTCCACAACGGTGTCTCCCTGCCGGACATACTTGCTGAATACGGCAAACTTCGTCATCCGCTCCCGCAGACATGCCTGCGGCAGGGCCGCAATCGTCGCCGAGCCGTTGGCCCGGATGATCCCGTCCTCGGGCTGTTGGTCGCGCAGAACGCGGACGAGCATGCCGCCGCGCTGGTAGAGGTCCGGGTCGGCCGTCAGCGCCGCCACGGTATCGGTAGCCACGCGATGCTCGTCGGTGTCGATCAGGATGGTGGGCTTGCTGCCGCCCGCGGGCACGCGCCGTATCACGCCGCGCTGGGTCTTCTTCTCGGCGTCGCGGATGCGGTCGAGAATCTGCTGGTCGGTCCATTCGGTGGGGAAGGGTTTCTGCCGCGCATACTCGCGGATCGCCGCCAGGCCATCGGCGTCCGAAAGATCATGCTCGACGACACGGCATGCCGCCGCAAAGAGACGCCCCGAACCATCGTTGTGATCCTCCAGTTTCATGTGCAGCATGGCAGCCACACATGTGCCAGCACCGCCGCCGCCTTTGGCCTTGCTCGTCGGTGGGCGCGCCGCCGGTTGTTTCGGTGCTTTTGGAGGCTTGGGCGCGACCTTCTCCCCGATCTCGACCCTCACCGTGTTGGCCAGCCGCTCGACGGCAGCCAATAATTCGGCGGGTTCCACCACCGCTGGTTCCGCGCCGTCGGTTTCCCATGTGATCGGCTCGCCGCCTTCGTGCGTGCTGGGCGGGAACACCGTCTGCATGCCGGTGGAACGCAGTTCGACCAGCATCCCGGCCGACTTGCTCTTATGCTTTTTCGTGGCGACAGGAGCGCTGACCCGGAAAATGCGATGCGAACGGGGCTTGCCCGGTCGCCCGAACACGGCTGGCGTCGGCGGCAGGAACTGGTCCGCGAGTGCGACGCACCGGACGTGGTCCAGGTCCACATCGACCAGCCAACCGGACGGTTCGCCGAGGAGAATGCCAATATTCTGCGGCTGGCCATCGAAATGAGCAGGCACATCGCCTTCCTTGAGGCGTGTCTGCTCCCACCCGTTGAACCCGGGGTTCTTACTGCGGAACGGGATGGGCACGGGTGACCATGCGCGCCGACAATATGAGACTGCCGCTTCCAGTGGCGTCATGCGACACTCCCGGCAGGATCGCACGTCCCGGCCATCGCCAGATAGATGCCAATGGCCTCCTCGCCGAACTCGCGCCGCACATAGCCGCCAAAGATCGCGGCCAGGGTTCGCCCAACCTCCGTGGCGGTGTCAATGACGCATGCCCGGCCGCCGCGGTCGAGCCTGGCCCGCGTCTCGATACGGACCCGGTCCTCCCCGTGCAGGCTCTCGGCGGCCAGAAGGGCGAGGCGTAGCGTCGCCTCCACTTCGGGCATCGGCACCGAATCCTTGAACGCGAACTTGACGGTCGAGCGGTCCATTGGCGGCCTCCTGTGGCGCAAAACAGGTTCTCACTACTCATAGACCGGAATGGCTTGCGAAATGGCTGTTCAAACTCCGGATTGCGGGTCGAGGCCTGCTTCCCTCAGAAACACCTCCATACGCTGGATCAGAGCCCGGACCCTGGCGCGAGTTAGTTCGAGCAGGTCTTCCATCTCCGCATCGCTGTGACCGGCCATTCGCAATTCCAAGACCTGCCGCAGGTCGGGCGGCATTCGTTGCATCACGTCCTTGAGGTCGAGTTCGAGGTCGATCTGTTCCGGCGTCGTGGTCCCGTCGATGAGCGTTCCCTCGGGACCGTCGTCGTATTCGATGTTCCTCCGGTCGTCGCGCTTCTTCGCGGATCGCTTGTCAATCAGGTTCAGCAGCGTGTTCTTGGCGACCTTACCCACGAATCCCTCGCGCGAGCCGCGACTCGGATCGTGCCGGTGGAGTTGTTGAACGACCTGCGTCGCCACCTCCTGCTCGATGTCCGCGATGTCGCTGACGCGGTAGCCGTAATGGCCGGCGAGTCTCCTAGCCTTTCTCTTGATCACCTCTGCGTCTGCGGGCTGATACCGCTCGTCCCATAGGGGTCGCATTGCTCGGCTCCCCCGGCCGAGGGGGAGGAGCACGCATAGATGGAAGCCGAAAGCGAGCGGTCTTCAGACAGTCCTGACCTGGAGAGTGCGCCGCTGTGAGGAAGCCTTTGTCGGCTTTCACCCACAGCGGACTCCGCTTCGCGGCCGGTTTGCTGTCTGGTTTGCGTTACAAGCACGTCACATGGGCACGGGCTGCTCAATCTCGAAGAACAGGGGCAGACCGTGCGCGACCTCGATCACGAGAACTGTTCCGTTCTCGCAGGCATCGAGGTGGTTGAAGAACTCAACCCATTCCTGTTTGAGCGCGAAATCGGCTGCGCCCGCCTGCGGGCGCGCGGTGTTGTGCCCGCCGAGTTTCACGCGGCGAACGACCCTGGGAGGGGGATCGAACACCGGTTCCCCATTGCGAAATGGAAGGTCGTGGATCGTTCCGAAGAGTTGCTTCTGTGCCAACATCACCAGGCGCTGGCGGGCGGGCGACTGACTGCGCTTGGTGGGATCGGGACGGCGATGGCTGCCGTCCACGACAGGGAGAGAAACAGATGCGGTCATGACGAACTCCTATGCATTCCCGGCCGCTACCACAGCGGCCATGATGCATGGAGTGTCGAGCAACCGATCGTGGCGATCAGTCCTGACTAGTCATGACTGGTTGGACAAGAAGTGCCCCGGCCCGTTCCCCCTTGGCGGTCAGAAAATAGCCCCCGCGCGTTCCCCGGTGTCGTCCATTGCTGAGGAATCCAGCCTTAACGATGGTAGACAAAGTGTTCTTGAAGGTTGTGTTGAACGGATAGCCGGCCCATTTGGAGAGCGTGTCCTGGCTGGGCCGGTTGTTGGCGTTCTCCCCGATGATGCTCTTCTCGTACAACGCTTGGATGCAGTTGCGTTCCCGCTCATTAAGGCGTTTGACTTCATCAACCAGTTGGCCGTTGGAATTGGCCTGCTGAACCGCTGGCGAGGTCGATGGCTTCTTGCCGGCGTCGAAGGCGTAGTTGACGACGCAGGTGTCGGCCAACTGGCCCGTGCGCCGTTGCTCCGCCAGTTCCTGCATGGCCGAAAGCATCACCTTCCCGACCTGCTCTGCGTGGCGGTGGTGCAGATCGAAGAGCTTTTCCGCGCCCAGCGACGGGGCCATTCCGAGGTAGGGATAGACGCGTGCGAGTTCGCCGGAAAACTTCTGGTGGAATTCTTCAACCTGCGTCATGGCCTCGACCTGGCGCGCGACCCCCACGAATCTCTCGGCCAGAATGCGGTCATCATCCTTCTTCCGCGCATCCGTAAGAACCTCGGCACGGTAGCCCGTGGCCGGATCATTGTCTCGCGGTCCCACGCCGAGCGTCGCAACTCTGCGTGAGAGACATTGGGAGCACATGCCGCATTGCGGCGATTTGCATGTGTATTGACGAGTATGCGAGCAACTGAGGGTGTTCTTCACGAGGTCCGCATGGCCGGCATTTACGAGGCGACGAACAACGTCCTCTTTCGTCTCCCACAGCAGGCCATTTTCAACGGTGAACGGGGCATCCATGACCAGAGAAAACAGTCGCCCGTAGCCGTGGAGCGTCTGCGGATGGGTCGTGCGCGTGGCCCGGCCACCCACCTCCTGCGCACAGAGCGGAAGGTTGATGCTGACCACCCCGTTCTCGTAGAAATACACTTGCTTCAGGCCGAAGTAGTTGGCGACGGCAGCCGCCAGCGACGCATACAGGAAGGAACGGGTCCGCTGTGTGTGATCGCCCTCAATCTCACCGATTCGGTTGGCCAGGACCGGGAAGTGGACGGGCTTCAGTTTCGGATCGCCGGCGCGCTTGGTGATCTCCGCGACCAGTTCACGTTGCTTCTTCGCCAGATGATCCACGGGTTTGTGGCTCACCATTGCCACGCGACGCTTCTGTACCAGCACTTCTTCGACCGCGCCCGCCAACGAGTCGATCCCCCCGGAGAACAGAATGACCCGGTCAACCGGATCGGGGTCGCCCATCTTGGCGCTGAAGTCGAGGTAATCCTGGAACTGCGGCGGCGACGCCATCTGGGAGAACACGAACTCATAGTTGTCTTCGGACAGGAAGCTCAACGTGTCGGTCAGGCAGTCGAGTACCTTCTTCTGGCTCCAGAACGCCAGGTCGCGCACCGCGATCTCGAACCGGAAGGTCCGGTGCCACTTGTCCCCGTAGTCCAGAGTGACGCCGCCAAGGCGCTTGCACGATTGGTCGGCGGCATAGACCAGCGCGGCAAGCTCCACCATGTCGCGTACCCGGTCGGGCAGCTTCTCGGCCATGCGGTCAGTCAGATCTGCAATCTTCAGTCGAACATTCTTGGCGGGGCCGAAGGTTGCCAATGCGTGGGTCGTAGCCGACGCCCATTCCTGCGGTCGCCGCGCCTTGGCGTTGACGCCATTGCCCAGGATGAGATGGGGATTAGATTGCATCCCTCTCCTCCTGATACCTCAATGCGTCTCGGACCTTGTCCACGGCATGGGCGGCGAATCCCTTTGTCTTGCGGAGGGTGATGTCCTGCTGGAACTTGTGCAGGCTGTACCATTCTCCGGCGAACTGTTTGACCACGCCGGTTGCCACACGGCAGTGGTCGTCGAGTTGTTGAAGGAATGCGTTGTGGTCGCTTGCACCGGCGAAGCGCCGGTTGGGGCCGACATGGTTGGATAGCTCGCGGCTGAGATGGTATTCGAGGTAGCGGCGCGACAGGCGGGCGAAGAATTCGTGAGAGAGGGTCGCAAAGCCCTTTTCGGTGGAGAGCTTGCGCAGGGACTCCTGGACGGTTTCCTTCGTGGTGCCAAACAGCGTCACGGCACTGCGCGAACACAAAGCGCTGAGGCTTTCGGACGCGGCGAGCTGCGCCATTTCACCGATGTCCGTGCGGGATCTGGTTTCCCGGAGGTGACGATCCACTTCAGCGCTAAAGCCGCTGACCAGATCGAAGACCGTGTACTTGGATGCCTGCTCGGAGGGTTGGACCGTGAAATCCGGCGTCCCTTTGGGAGCAAAGGGAGCGGGAAGACCAGCGCTCGACAACGCCGCCGCGAAATCCTGCTGCGTGGCCGCGCGCGTCAGCGTGGCCATCAGGTAGAGACAGTAGGCTAACCCCTCGTCCCCCTTGGCTCGCTCCAGACCATCATCGGAGGCGGCAAGGGTTGCCTCCGCTATTTCCTCAAGCGATCCCGGCCCGATGCCCACCGCGCCGCCCGCGCCAGCACCGTTTCCCAACAGCGACACCACCCGCTTGAAGGCGGGCGTGCGGGGGAGTCCATATAGTTGATGGTGTCCCATAGCACCGGATTTCCCAAGTCCGGCAACGTGGCACGCACATCTTGTTGCCGCAACTCAAAGCCACACTTATGGTTATCGGCCGCATGGGGATGGATTCTGAAATGCGAATGGGTTTTGAGGGGCAGGAGGCGGGATCATCGCTCGACCGCCGCTGCTCGCAGGATGCGCCAAGCCCGACGCTGTTTCGGCCATTCGGGTTGGGCTGCAATGGGGCGAACCTGCCACTCCTTGATCACGTCGCGGCCCGCTGCGATCGGCGGCAGGAATAGCAGTTCTTCCTGGATGTCGGGGGCGAGGTTCAAGAAGTTCATGATCTGGGTGACGCGGGCGCGCGTGACGTGGCCCAGCCGCGCCAGGTCGGCATAGTCGCGCGCCTCGCCCTGCGACAGCAACCCCTCGAAGCGAATGGCCAGCGCCATGAGCCGGGCGATCCGAGGAACGCGACCCAATGGCACGGGGGCCGGCGCTGGGGCTTCACCCACGGCCATCTGCTTTCGCCCGCGCCGGGCCTGCGTGAAGTGAACCTTGCATTGGAACGTCAGGCTGGTTTGTAGCGCCGTCATGCCGCGACCTCCTCAAGTTGCTTCGCCAGGGTCTTGATGCCGCTCGGTCGGAAGGTCAATGAGACCGTCCCGTCCTTTCCGTTATAGTCCACCCGCTCGACGAGCAATTGGATGATGCGCGCCTGTTCCCGCGGGCTGAGCGTGTCCCACACTGGGTCGAAGACCGACAGCGCCGCCTCGACCTCGCGTTCGTCCACCAGTTCCCGGTTGAGCGCTACCGTCTGCTCGCGCACCTCCGTCGCGCGTTGTTCGGCCACGCGGATGCGTTCCTGCAGTTCGGCGATTTCGTCCACCGTCGTCGCGTCCCGCACGTGCCCGGCCAACTTCCGCACGTCGGCGTTGTGGCGGGCCAACTCCCGTTCAAGCCGGCGCTCTTCCGTCTGCAACCCGGCGAGGGATCGTTGGCTCTGCCCCCTCGCCTGCCGAAGCGTCTCCTTCAATACCGCCGGGTCTTTCCCGATGGTCTTGATCTGTTCGACGACGAATCGTTCGATCTCCCCGGCGGGCACCGACTTGGTGGGGCACTTGTCCCAGCCGCGTTTCTGGGCGCGGAGGCAGACGTAGTAGCGGTAGCGCTTGGTCCCTTGGGCGCTATAGGTGTGGCCCATCGAGCATTCGCAAGACCCACACCGAAGGAGACCCTTGAGCAGCGCCCCGTATTTGTTCTTCACCACCCCGCCGCCAGTGCGACCGTTACGCCCCAGCACCGCCTGGACGCGTTGCCAGACTTGTTCATCGACGATCGCGGCGTGTTCACCCGGATGCACCTCGTCCCGATACCGCACTTTGCCGAGGTAGACCACGTTGGTGAGCAGGTGATAGAGCAGGTTCTTGTCGAACGGGCAACCACCGACGCGCCGCCCGTCCTTCGTCTGCCACGCCTTGGTCGTCCAGCCGCGCTGGTCCAGTTCCCGGACGGTGGGAATCAACGCCTGGTGCTTCAGGTACAGCTCAAAGATTGTTCTCACCTGGTTTGCCTCGGCGTCGTTGACGACCAGTTTGGGTCCGGCGGGGTTGCTCAACAGGTCGTATCCGAGGACCGGCCTGCCGCCCGCAAACTTTCCCTTGCGGCGCGCCGCCGCGATCTTGTCCCGCGTGCGCTCGGAAATGATCTCCCGCTCGAACTGGGCGAACGACAGGAGCACGTTGAGCATGAGCCGGCCCATGCTGTGGGACGTGTTGAACTGCTGGGTCACCGAGACAAACGAGACGTGGTGCTCCTCGAACGTCTCCATCATCCGGGCAAAGTCCATCAGCGACCGAGAGAGGCGGTCCACCTTATAGACCACCACGCAGTCGATCTTGCCGGCCTTGATGTCGCTCATCATCCGCTGGACGGCGGGACGGTCCAGGTTGCCGCCGGTGAACCCGCCGTCGTCATAGCGGTCGGGCAGGCAGACCCACCCCTCGTGCTTCTGGGCGGTGATGTACGCCTCGCCGCTCTCCCGTTGTGCATCCAGCGAGTTGAACTCCTGCTGGAGGCCTTCCTCGGTGGACTTGCGGGTGTAGATGGCGCACCGCACGACCTTCTTCTCGCCGTTGGATTTGGCCGTTGCCTTGCTCATTGTTCACCTTCGTTCTTGAGGCCAAAGAACAGATGGCCATTCCAGTGCGACCCCGTGACCACCTTGGCCACCGCGCTCAACGACCGGTAGACCTGGCCCTCGTAATCGAATCCCTTGGGCAGCACCGTCACTTCGATCAATCGCCCCCGGTACTTGCGGGTGAGGATCGCCCCGGGCATCGGCAGGCGGTTCGCCACCCCAACGGGTGCCGCCACGACGCGGGGGGTTGCGCCGGGCGTGGTCGGCGGCGTCCGAGGCATCGTCATGCGGATGTCGGCGTCGCGGGCCAACTCCGACGCCCGTTGCCGCGCCCGTTCGGATAGGCTGCCCTCGGCCTGGGATTGAATCCGCCAGGCCAGCCGCTTGCAGAGGAACTCCCGGTTCCCCGAGCGCGTCGCTTCGCCAAAGACCTTCAGGTACTTGTCGCGGAGTTGGGCGGGCGTCATCCCGCGTAGTGCCGCGACCTCGGCATGAACGTTCTGGTTCATCGCATATCTCCGTTCCCGGCCTCTCTTGAGGCGCTAACCACGTTGTCCATGAAGCCTCGTTTCCGAAGGAACCTCAAGGCCATTTCCGGCAGATTCCTCAGATTCCACATGCTGAATCAGCGGAGCTTCCGGGGCGGCGACTGCTTGGCGTCGGCGTAGGCGCAGCACCCCCTCGGCGAGGATGGCGGCGACCTCGGCGAGGCGCTCTTCGGGGGTCATGTTGGCGGGATTGGTCGGGTCGTTAGCAATGGCCATCGGCGCTCTCCGTGAGAGGCGATGCCCGCAACGACCTCCGCTTCGCGGCCGGGTCCGGTGCCTGGCAACTGGATGCGGGAGACCGGCACGTCGCCGATCCCCTCATTCCTCTATAGACAGGATTCTTTTATGAAATGGTTGTGTTCGGGGTTGCTTGGCAACCGCATTGTTAACTGGGAGGGGTATTTTCGCGCGAGAGTTTGAGAGTTCTCGGCGGAAGGCGTTCCCGGCCACGCCGGGGGGCGTCCCCAGGGCGCTCTATCGCGCTCTCGGCGTCGTCCCGCCCCTCGTCGGACAGCGCGTAAACCCTTGCGGTTACTGGCGAAAACGAACGAACCCCGCGACCTCTCGGCAGCGGGGTTCTCCGTTAACTGGTCGGTGCGTCAGTTCCGCAACCGAAACTAAAGCTCGGCAGGTAGGACTCGAACCTACAACCAGCCGGTTAACAGCCGGCTGCTCTACCATTGAGCTACTGCCGAAACGGGCTGCTCAAATGCGAATGCGCATCGAGCCGCTTCCACAAGTCGATACGAAACTCTAGTATATACCATGCGAGTGTCAAGTCCGGGTGTACGACCGTCGTTGCCGGCCCGGGCCGGCCAGGGCAATCGCATGTGCGTTGTCCCGCCGCCGTCGCATCGGTATCTTGCGCCTTGCGCCCCGGCCGGCGCGCAGGTATAGTCCGCCCGATCGGTTGCGAAGC